ATCACCATTAGGATCAACGTCTCTTGTGTTATCTACAATCGCCCAATCCGATGTTGAATCAGTGCGCTTGATAATAACAACAGCGGGTTTGAAACCTAATGTAATTTCATTGCCTGAAGCACCTGTCCCTGTATAAGACCCAAACTTAGAATACCCAGTCTTCTCTGCCCAACAGTAGGCGATGATGTCATTACCGCCACTATATCCCCAATTAAAGACTGAAGATGTTGGAGATGTATTATTCCACATCGTAGTATTAGCTGTAGAGGCGGCAGTATCGTTTAATTTAAGAAATGCACCTGCACCTGTAGTTTGGGTATAAACACACCAATCAGATACAGCATCCCTGTCTTTAACAATAATCATATCTGGGACTGATGAAAGACCGTGACCAATAGTGTCGCTTGGCGTTCCTGTAGCAGTCCAAGAAACAATACTAAACCCATAGGTATCATTAGCCCGTACTGTGGAGGTTATCGAGCCATCAGTATTGGATACGTTGGAGTCTCCTGCTTTCCAACACCATGCTACATGGCTATCTCCAGAGCCGTTTACTCCTCCTTCATCAGCGGCAATAGTAAAACCATCAGAATCAAAAGATGAAATAGAACTAGCCCTAGTATCTTCTGCGGTTGTGGTATCTGAGCGTAGTCTTTGCCCTGCTCCACGAACTGAGTCATGTAGTTGATGCGTAGCTGAACTATTGCGCCTTTTTACCCACACTAAGTCCGGTTGAAATCCAACGCCAGTAACTGAATGTTTAACATCTGTACCCCGATACAAAACAGTATTGAACGCCTCAACCTCTGCATCATCTTCAAAGGTCAGATGGAATCCATTCGTACCAAATGTCCCTGCGTAGTCCTTAGCAACCCATACACCATTCTTAGTTTCACCAAAGTCAGAGGCAGATAGTGCTTGGCCGTCTATAAAGTAAACATCGGCTAGGTAGCCGTCAAATGGAGACGAAACAGATTCTCGTGCGCCAAGATTATGCTGATTTGCTGTGTTTATATTTGCATCATAATTTAAGGTTGGATAAGTGGCGGCATAATAGGATTGTTGAACACCATTAACGTACACTTTTACCCGATTTGTATCAGTCGCCTGTGTCGTGTCTAACTGTACGACAATATGATACCAAGCCGATGGGTCACGAAATGAAGCATCAGTGAATACGCTGTATGGCGCACCTGCGCCAATATAAACAGCAATCTTTGCATCGCCGCCATTATCAATAAACCATATCTTGTCGGAAAATCCATTCATTCCAAACAGAGCAAAACCATTTCCAACATTCCCACGCTTAACCCAACCACTCCAAGTCCAAGTCTTACGATTACCCGCAGATGCAGGAGTCCAACTCAGATACGCAGAGTCATCATCGTTGAATCGTAATGACCCATTGATGGTCTTGGGGTAGAAGCCCCGTGTAGAGCCTTGCTTAGCGTTGCCTTGCAGTATCGCCACGTTATGCTCCTGCGCTTGTGACTGCCGGAGTAGCCGACACCATCACGTTAGTGCCATCTGAGTAGTACGACAGGAAGTAGACACCTGCTGTGCTGATCGTGGTCAGGTCTGCACTGGCAATGTATGTGGTAGCGGCGGCAGAGACAACAACACCTGCTGAGTTGTCTAGCCAGATGTTGCCAGACTGTCCTGCTGTGATGTTCGTAAACGTCAGTGCGGCAGTGCCTGTCGGTGTGCATTTAAAGAAGTTCGTAGCGTCCATGTCGAACGACAGATCGTTGTCTGTGGTGACTGTGCCACGCACCGGATGCTCAATAGAGTCAGCGTCAGTAATCTCACCTAATGCTGTTACATCTGAGCCTGTGTAGATTGATTTAACTAGCTTTGCCATGATCTATCCTAGTGCGATGTTGGAGGCTGTGCCGTCCGACTTAAAGAATCTAATTGAGTTGAACCCTGTCAGGTCAATATTACCTGCGGCTCCCGATGATTTAAAGAATGGCATCTGCGTGTAAGTGGCAACATCAAACGTATTGAATGCGTAGATGTTTAACTCATCACTTAAAGTAGCACCTGTAGTCAATGTGACAGCAGATGTGGTTGCAGTGTAGTCTGTGCCGTTCTCTAACGTAATACCGTTCAGCGTGACAATGACACTGGTTGTGTTGTTAATCAGTAGTGAATTGGTTGCGTCATCCGCACCAGTGAATATTGTCTGGCCGCTTGTGGCTGTGTACTTGAAAGTAGTGAATGTACCTGCCGCTGATGCTTGATCTGCAGGCAACCATGTTGATGTCGCATTATCGTATGCGATCACTTGGCCATCTGTAACGCCTGCAGTATTAACGTCAGTGAGATCATTTAGGTTAGCCACAGACGACACATTGGTCAGGTTGCTACCGTCCACCGCAGGGAGTGCGCCAGTACCGTCTAGCTGTACGACATTGTTGGCTGATGTGCCTACGTTGAACGTCGATGCTGTACCTAGTCCAGTGACCTGCGTATTGGCAATAGACAGTGCCGCCTGATGTTGTGTGACAGATGACTGGGTGATATTAGCGTCAGGTACGTTGGCCCATGTGACCGCTGTCGATAGATCGTTAGTCTCTGTAAAGCTAGTCAGGTAACTTTGTAGATCGCTGATTTGGCTTTCTGTGATTGATAGCGCCGCTTGGTGCTGAGTGACTGACGACTGCGTAATATTGGCGTCCGGGACATTCGCCCAAGTTACCGCCGCAGTTAAGTCGTTAGTCTCTGTGAAGCTCTGTAGTGCAGAATCTGCCAAAGCGCCCTGAGCCGCTGTCGCGTAGTCTGTCGATGCAGTCGTTGCCGCTGTGCCAAGGCCGAGATTAGTTCTCGCTGTCGTGGCATTTGTGAGGTCAGACAGGTTGCTTGTTGCTAACAGAGCGCCAGATACGTCAGCGTAAGCCGCTACCCATTGCGTCCCTGTGTAGACCTTCATCACACCGTCTGCGGTGTTGAAGTACAACGCCCCGCCTACAAGTGCGTCACCGTCATTATCCAATGCAGGGTCAGAAGTCTTTGACCCTAGGTATCGATCGTCAAAGTTGTCGAATGCTGTCAGTGTTTGATCACGGGCTGTCTCTGCCGCTGACTGAGCGGACTCCGCCGCTGTCTGTGCCGTTTCTGCGTCAGTGGCACTGTTCTCCGCGTCAGTCGCACTATTTGATGCATTGGTAGCTGAGGTGCTTGCGGCTGATTGCGCCGTCTCTGCGGCTGTCTGAGCGGTTTCAGCGCCTGTTTTAGCTGTCTCTGCCGCTGTTTGCGCTGTCTCGGCGTTAGTTTCCGCTGTTTCGGCGGCTGTCTTTGCTACTACTGCGGCATCACGGGCGGCCTCTGCGGCGGCCTGCGCTGTTTCAGCATTTGTCTCAGCAGTTTCTGCGTTAGTCTCGGCAGTCTCAGCGTTTGTGGCGGCTGTCTCTGCGCGAGTGGTCAGGTTCAGGATGTTTTCGTCTACACCTGCGCCTGACGGGAGCATCCCCGCCTCTTGCTCATACGTTGTGGTTGGTGTGACGTTAGGAGTCCATTCGGTCATTACGCATTCCTCATCACGAGCGGCCCACCTGATGACCGAGCCTTCTCTGAATCATCGCCTAGATTCTTGACTGCCGCGCTGTATAACTGCGCCCACACTGCAATTCTAGCATCTTCTGCTAGATACGGTGCTGACTGTAGTAGCGAGCCGTACAGGTAAACGTCCGGGTAATAAGTCATAAGCCAGTTTGCATCTGCATCTGCGCTCATTGTTGGTATGCGGGCAAAATAGACCATTGTCAGAGTGTAGGTTTCGTCCGGCGCAGGATAGAACTCGATCTGACCTGAGTTCAGAGTGTACAGCCGTGGCTTGCCTGAAGTGTCGTTGGTCAGCACCTTCTGGCGCCCGATCTCAGCGACTGACGCATACTCTACCGGCGCACCATCACTCAGGTACAGGTGAACACCTTCCAACCAGTCTGTCGGCAGGTTCTCGAACCGCTCGTTTAGATCAGTGGTAACTCGCACCTCTTGTCGCCAGTGGCGTAGGTCACGAGCTATCTGTGATTCTGCAAGCGCAACGAATGTAGGAATGACCGATGTAAGATCATCCCTGTTTAAGAAATCTGCGATCGCTGTCTTTAGCTCGCCATAGTTAGATAGTGCCATTAGCGAATCCTATTACGGTTGTATGCGTCCATTGTATCACTACTCGCCAAAAACCTGTCGCCATAACATTGTATTCCGGTCTTTGTCTTTCATCGCATTCATCATTCCTCGCCCCATGTACATTGATGGAATCACCGTTGTAGCATCGAGCATAATCATTGCAGGATCGTACCAGTCTGACTCACCCCATCCTGCCTTTTGTACACGATTACCCGCGTCTTCGATGCCTAGGCCCGCAAGCAGTCCAATCGGGCCTGCGTCCTGAATATTTCTGCCAAAATCTGACATTTTCTTGCCTGCATAGTCTGCGGCTTTTCCACTCCAGTGAGTTGGGCCTGCTTTGTAACCGCCAACATCTGGGCTTGGATCGTAATTATCTTGCATCACCTTGTTGGCAATTTGTGACGCAAATTGTGGCGACACTCTCGGCTTTGTGATTTTTTGCCCTATGCCCGCATTCATCATTGCGAGATCAACTCGGCCTTCTTGATATTTTTGCGCGGGAGTACGCATATCAGTGTTCATTGAAGCAATTTCTTGTTCTGTAAATCGAGGCATTTGCCCGGTCATCATCATTTCAATGAGTCTTGACGCTTCTTGATCTGACATGTTTGCCATAAAAATACCTACACTTTATGTTGCTTGCGTGTAAACTGACTGTCTACGCGATTTAATCCTACTTGCCGCGTTAGAGCTAAACAGGAGGCCAAAATGCCATTCAAACGCACAGTACTGCCCAACGGGTTCGTACTCATTGACTCATACGACATCACGCCAGAAGAAGAGTTGCAAATGTTCAACGACTTCGGAGGCGTCACTATGTTCCCTTCTGCGAACCACCGTTCGCGGCTAAAGAGCCAATTACAGCAGGAGAAAGAATCGAGCCAACAAGAGCAGGAAGAATAACGCCGTTGTCTACTGCTTTTTTCAGCCCTGCAACACCTTCGTCTCGGAGGATTGTTAGGGCTGTAACTATGTCGTCCCGTATGGGCATGCCTTGCTCTTGAGCAAACTTGATATCACGCTCAAGATTCTGCCCTGCCTTTACCCTTAGTGCGGGTTCAATTGACCTGCCAAATACTTCGTTCTTCGACAAATCTGTCAGGAATTTGGATGTTGCCTCGCCGCTACCAGTACCAGACTGCCAAGCGGTTTCGTAGTCCTCATATCCTGTTTGGATCTTTGTACGTTTTGCTTCCCCAAGTTTCAGAGACTTCAGGTCATCACCGAGAGCGCCTTTTAAATCCTTCCCAAGAGTGACGCCCGTTCTTGCTTCACCGATAGGATTGTAAATGTCATTAATCAGGTTGACGCCTTTACCAGTATCAACAGCAAAGAAACCGTTCTTTTCAGCAATTGCGCTGATCTGTGCCATTTGCTCTTTAGTCGGACTCTTGCTCATCGGTATAGATAGGCTTGTTCGTTCGCCAACACTTGTTTGTGAGTCAGGAATTAATTTATGCCAAGCGCCTGCGTTCTGTACATCAACATATGCTCTTGCTGATTCCGTCATGTCCAGTAAATTGGACTCGTTTGGCCTGATTACTCCGCCTTCTGTAGTGACAAGCGGCCTTGCTACATTCGCCGGGTTGATTTCTAGTACACCAGTACTTGCAGGAGTATAAGCGCCTACAGCAGATTGCGTTGGCTCTGTGATCAGACCACCTGAAGTGTAGATCGCATCCTGACCCTTATCATTCATCCATGACGCTTGGCCGCTATACTTCGCCCTTGTGTCATATGGGGCGTCAACAATGCCTTCAAGATATCCTGTGTTTGCTCCCGGCACTTGTTCATAAGTAGCCATTGTCTGATACTTTGGTGAAAAATCACCGTAATGCATTGCCGCGTCTTCAGGGGATACTTCACCTGCTTTGATCTTAGCTCCTGTCCAAGCGGCGGCCTGCGTATTCTTTGCATCCCAGTCTGTGAACCCACCGATAGCATTTTTGTTTAAGTCGCGCTCAATGATGGCTGTTTGCTCATCCATAAATGCATGTTGCTGTGGGCTGAACCCTGCGTCCCAAGGCTTACCTTCTGGGAACTTACCTGTCGGCGGATGAGTGTAGCCAAACGCTCTGCCCTGCCAGATATCGTGTACTGCTGTATTGGCGGTCTGCGGATTCCAAGCCATGCTTAAATTATCTGCAAATGGTTGGCGCTTTGGCCCAAGATGTGCGCGATCGCCCTGTAAAGCGTACTCAATTAGTGGTGACTGGCTAGACGGGAATCTGCCTGTGTTTACCGGCATTCCTGATGCCGCTTGGTTCACTCCCTTCACGGTAAATCCAAGGTTAGCGTCAACGCCAGTACCTTGAGATGTGATACCAATAATATCAGCAATAGATTGTTGGCTCCCCGGCGCTGTCCTGTTGATCCAGTTGCTTGATTCTTTATACCAATCTCTACCCGCCTGACCTAGATTTGCTAGATCCATGTAATCACTACGCATTTGTGCGGCTTGAGCTTCATTGGTTACATTACGAGGCGCTCCTGCGAATGGCTTGACCTTGCCAACACCCTGCCTTTGTATCGGTGCGGCAGGAGTGGCTACTTGACGAGCGGCATATTCTAGGGCGTCAGCGTATGGGATGTTTGTCTCTTCTGCGATGCGTTGCGCTATTAGCTCTACATCTGTTTTGCCAGTTGTGTTGACCACTCCTCTGATGATGTCATCAAGTAATCCTATTGTGGTCTTGCCGATCTGAGTTGTAGCCATTCAACGCATCCTAAGTATGTGATCACCCGGACATTTTACCACTAAACAGTGATTAGGCTACACCCGCGATATTTCTTCGTATTGGCGTATCCCACGAGTCGGATTGATGGACGCCCTGTCGATAGACGGCCACCAAGCCAAAAGCATCAGCGCCGTGGGATGCCCAGTCATGCTCGGGGCCGAGACCGAGACCTCTGGCCTCGTCACGTTTCTCGTGATACCAACCGAGTGCCTCTCGTCCGCCTTTAGTGTTTTCATCGTGGAATCTGCAGGATGGGAACATCCGGCGGGCCGCTTCGATGCGGGACAGTACAGCGCCTGCGCCTT